TACTAGATCAACTCACAAACACAGACCCACAAGAGCTGACTGATATTGTGGCAGAGATTTTGAACCTTTATAGATTCAAAAGCAGTTTGATTGGTAAAAAAACAACAAACGAAACACCTGACGTAATTTCTAGAAACATCATAGGTTAGACATGAGACCACGTTGGGCCTCAGGCAAATACAATCTAAAATATCCAGACAAATATGTTGGGTTGAAAACTCCACACTATAGATCATCATGGGAACAAGTGTTTATGAGATTTTGTGATGAAAATCCAAGCGTGGTAAAATGGGCAAGTGAGTCGATCAAGATACCTTATCAAAGTCCATTGACAGGCAAACATACTGTGTATGTGCCTGATTTTTTTATTCAGTACACAAACAAAAATGGTCAGTCTATGTCTGAACTGATAGAAATAAAACCAAAACGACAAACCAGAATATTAGCGGCTGAAAAAGGACAATCAATCAAAGCGGCAACTATTCTAAACCAAGCAAAATGGGAAGCCGCAGGTAGATGGTGCAAACAAAAAGGCATCAAGTTTAGAGTAATCACCGAAGACGATATATTTCACAATCCAAAAAGACGTTAATAACTATTGTATGACAAAAAAATTAGAAGAACTTTTAGATTTGCCTGAAGTCAAAGAAGCAATATCCAAAGCAGAGCATGATGAAATATCAGACGACAACACTGATGTTGAAACCACAGACCTTGCTTTAGACCCAACTGACATGAAGTCAATTGATAAAAAATTAGACAAAATTGAAGCGGCTTTGCCTCAAGTTGATGGCCTAGACACAGTGGGTGTAGAAATGGATGACATTGCCAAAAAAGCCATGGAAACATACAAAGATTTAATGGACTTGGGCATGAACGTTGAAGGACGTTATTCTGGCAGAATATTTGAAGTAGCTTCTAATATGATGCGTAATGCAATTGATGCCAAAGCGGCTAAGATGGAGAAAAAACTTAAAATGGTTGAATTACAGCTGAAAAAACGCAAAATGGACATGGAAACAGACAGTGAAGATCCAATAGAAGCTGAAGGCAGTATCATATTTGACCGTAATGATCTATTAAAAAGAATTGCTAACAGCGATAAATAAAGTGTAAGGAAAATACAATGAAATCATTCAAAGAATACTTGACAGAATCTAAAAAAACTTATGAATTTAGAGTAAAGATTGTGGGCGACTTAGAAAGTGGCGTAGATTCAACAATGAAAACAGCACTAGAAAAATTTGGCGTAGACAGTTTTGCAAAAGCTGGTAAGTCAGTAGTGCAAGAACATCCATTAGATTTTCCACAACTTAAAAACGAAGCAGTTAACATGTACGACACTACATTGAACTATCCAATCAATGCAGAAGGTTTAAGAGATTACCTATGTGATTATTTGGGTATTAATCACACACATTTAAAAGTTCGTAAACCAGGTGATCCAACAGAAGAATATCAAGAACCAAAACAAGGTGAATACGAAACAAGATTAACTGATGCAGAATACAAAGATGCACCAAAAATCAAAGGTGAAGAACACTACGGTGACGCTTACAACATGTCAATGCTGAAAGCATTAATGGACGAAGACAAAGGTCCAAAAGAAGATAGACTAGCAAACCCAGAAGGTGGCACAGCTGATGACATCAAAGGTATTGAGCCAGAAGCACAAGGTGGTCCATCACCAATGGGAAATAAAACTTCTCATACCAATGCAAAAAACAGAGGAGACACAATATAATGGACGATTACAAAAAAGAAATTGATAGACTAATTCAAATTGTAAACACCAGTGCAGTAAACAGAATCAGTGCTCCTTTCAAAGTTGAAGATGCATACAAACCAAAAGCAAAAGAAGAATTAAAAGAAGCAATCAGAGTAATGGCAGACACACCAGAAGAAGCAAAAGCATTTATGGCTATCTTGCAAAACGCAGGACTAAAACAATCACATGAAATGCCAGACATGCCAGCAACTGAAGATGAAGAAGAAATAGAACAAGGTGCAGATTATGCCAATTCACCAGATGAGGATTATGAATCAGATCCTTTGGACACTTACAGCACAAAGCCAAACAAACAAAAAAACTTTAGACGCACTAACATGTCAGGTGATAATCCATTAGCAGACTCGTTGATGGCTGAATGGCAAGAAACAAAAAACACTTCTGAAGAAGAAATCAAGTAATAATCGGAAAATTGTTTTACATTATCCTGTTAGAGCAGGAGGTAAATTTGTATGGACATGCCTGTGCCAATCTCCACAGGTAGAAATGCCAGACGACATGTCATTGCCAGTGTATGAACAACATGTGCAATGGTTAACTGAAACAAAACATAGAGAATTTTTTGAAGATGTGTTTTATCTCCATTACCCTAAACCAATGGACGAAAATCGTTATTATGTGGTAATTGAAAATGACAATCAGCCTGACCCCAACAAAAGATCACTTCAACTGTACAATTACGAATGGATTTTGAATCGAAGAAGTAGATCAAGTATACACATAGAAGAACATGATTTGAACGGTGTGAAGCAAACAAGCGATTCAGCTAATCTACATTTGTTCGACATGGAAAGTTTATTAGATAAGGAAAAGTTTGTAGTAGAATTTAAACATCTGTGCAATTGGCTAGATATTGACCTGCCAAACGTAGACAATCTAAATCATGTTAGGGAATTGTTTGTAAATAAATGCCACTATGGATGGTGACTGGGACATTTATTTCAAAAATCGCACTAAATTTTTTGCTCACAAACCAAAAAATTTAAGTTTTACTATACTGCACACACCAGAAGATTGCACAAGAATAGATTCATCAGCTGATCATGTGGTGATAGTACCTACTGAAGATTTTGCAATTTTCACTGACTTAGAAAAAGCGTGTGGAAGACCTTTGCGTGACGTACTAATTTTATCAAATACTGTGCGAATAGATACTGAGTTTGATTTTGATAACCCTAATTTTAGATGGGCAGGAGATTGGCATAAAACTCCAGTTCATACCAAAGATCAAACCATAAACACAAAAAAATATTTGTTTGATTTTTTGTTTGGTCACAGAGAAAATGCCACTGATTACTTGTTTGAACAAATGCAGAGTCACTTAGATAAATGCATTTACAGTTATAATCATCAACACACATTAGGCATCATGGACATGGAAACTGAATTAACTAAACTGTTACATCGCAACCAAAATATAGATTATGAAATATTCATGAACAGATCAAAAGAACTTAGTGATACAAACAACAAGTTATATCAAGTCACAAACAACGACCATTTTGACCCTTTTATAGATGACAGCACATGGGCTGAGCAGATAGGTGAAGAACAAACCATTATACCAAAATATACCTCAAGAATTACACCGGTCAAAATGTATGAACAATCACTTGCATCTTGTATTAGGGAAAGTGGTTGGACTTGGGTAGTAGGATTACAACTTACAGAAAAAACAATGAAGCCAATTCAATGCAAACGATTATTGTTTATGTTAGGTTGTCAACATGCAAACCGAGTGTTTGAACGCATAGGCTTTAAAACATATGGCGAATATCCATGGGATGATATTGCTGATTGGAAGAAAAGAGCTGATGCATATGTTGATTACGTTGGTAGTCTCACAATGGATACACTTTTAGAAATGTATCAAACAGAAGCTGATACCATTGCACACAATTATAGTTTTGCAAATAAACCATGGACAGCTGAAAATTTAATTTGGCTGTTAAGTAAAATATAAATATGTGATATGTACTGCGAACCAGCCAAACTAGACTATGATTTATCAACATTTTTAGGATTTGAGTATCCAGAACAATCATCTTGTATCATTCACCAAGTCGACGAAGACAAAGATTTACATGATGAAATGGGAGGCTTTCCTAAAACTTACAAATTTGCTAACACAATAATCCGTCAAAAATGGTGGACTGAAGAAGAACACGATTTTGAAGCCATAGGCAACAGTCTAGGCATGGATGTAGTGACACTTTCATCTATTTTACAACCACCAGGGTCAACTGTGCCATGGCATCATGATCAATTTTTTCTGTTGAAGAAAAAGTTTCCAGATAGACCACAGCCAGTAAGAGCCTTAATGATGTTGGAAGACTGGAAGATAGGACATTTCATACAACTTGACGATCATGTGTTTCATCATTGGAAAGCTGGTGATGGTTATATCATCGATGAAGAGTTGCGTCATCTAGGAACCAACGCTGGCATGCAAGACAAATACACACTACAGGTATCCGGCTTTTTAAAGTGATTTCAAACGTAGCAATGATCGGCCTTGGCAAGTTAGGTTTGCCAGTTGCAGAATCTATGGCTAAAATGTACAATGTTTCTGGATATGACATTGTTGCAAAACAATCAGACAAAATAAAGATTGCAGATACACTAGAAGAAGCATGTAAAGATGCAGAAATAATTTTTATTGCAATGCCTACGCCACATGATCCAAGCTATGGTGGCCAAAAACCTATCAGCAGTAAAATTAAAAAAGATTTTGACTACACAGCACTAGAAGAATGTTTGAGACAAATTGAACAAATTGTGATCAACGGTGTAATGGTGGTGTTAATATCAACTGTGTTGCCTGGCACATATAGAAAACTGGCCCGTAAGTTTTCAAAGATACAAAATTTAATATACAATCCATACTTAATTGCCATGGGCACAGTGGCGGATGATTTTTTACATCCAGATCTTGCAATTTTTGGATACGATGAATGGACACATGGCGTTGGCATGTCAGACACCAACAGACTTGCTAAACGTTTAGTATGGTTTTACGAAAGATTATGGAAACGCAGACCTTTCATTGCACACGGCACATATGAAGAAGCTGAATGCATTAAAATATTTCACAACACATACATCTCAGCCAAAGTAGGCATAGCCAACATGATTGGTGATGTAGCACACAAAATAGGACGTACCAACGCAGATGCTGTGACCAATGCACTCAAACACGCTGACAGAATTGTAAGTCCAAAATACATGACCGCAGGCAACGGTGATGGTGGACCATGTCATCCCAGAGACAACATTGCATTGAGTTGGTTTGCACAAGAAATTGATTTAGGGTATGATATATTTGGCGACATCATGCGTATCAGAGAACAACAAGCAGAAAATGTTGCTCATGAATTGTGTTCTCATGGCAGAGACATTGTGATACTAGGCAAGTCATTCAAACCAGAAACACATCTTACAGATGGGTCAGCATCAATGCTGATTGGACACTATTGCGAACAGATGCACAAAACAGTTCATTATGATGGAGCACCGTCTACCAAACAAAAATACACATATCTGTTGGCACATAACAGAGATTATTCTAATTACAATTTCAACAAAGACAGCATAATTGTTGATTTGTACAGAAAACACCAAGACGACAATAATACAGTTATACATTACGGAAACTCTAACCGTTAAATAATATATTATGGCAGTACAATTACAAGGTAACCTGGTCAAAAAGGCCCACAAAAAGATCAAATACACAGACAAAATGATGGCTGATCTGCAAAAGTGCAGTGATCCTGTGACTGGCCCAATGTATTTCATGGAGAACTTTTTACAGATACAACACCCAACCAAAGGATCAATACAGTTTGAACCTTTTGAATTTCAAAAAAAACTTGTAAAAAATTATCATGAAAATAGATTTTCAATCAACATGTTGCCTAGGCAAACAGGCAAAACCACATGTGCATCTGCATACCTTTTGTGGTATGCAATGTTTGTGCCAGATTCACAGATATTAATCGCGGCACACAAATACACAGGTGCTCAAGACATCATGAACAGATTTAGATATGCATATGAATCAGTTCCAGACTTTATTCGACCAGGCATTTATTCTTACAACAGGAATACCATTGAATTCGACAATGGGTCAAGAGTTAAAGCAACCACAACTACTGAAAACACAGGACGTGGTATGTCCTTGTCAGTGATATACTGTGATGAGTTTGCATTTGTAAATCCACCAAACAAAGCCAAAGAGTTTTGGACAGCACTATCTCCAACACTAGCAACAGGTGGTAAATGTATTATTACATCAACACCAAACTCAGATGAAGATCAATTTGCTCTGTTATGGAAAGAAGCCAACAAAAACCTAGACGAAAATGGCGAAGTTATGAAAACTGGTGTGAACGGATTTGCTTCTTACAAGGCACATTGGTCAGAACACCCAGACAGAGATGAAGAATGGGCAAGAGATGAAAAATCAAGAATAGGTATTGAACGTTTTAGACGTGAGCACGAGTGCGAATTTATCATTTACGATGAAACATTGATCAATGCAATTAAACTTGTTGACCTTGCACCCAAAGAACCATATGAAAGACATGGCCAAGTGCGTTGGTATAAAAAGCCAAGAGCAGGACATGCCTACATGGCATCACTTGATCCTTCGTTGGGTACAGGTGGTGACTATGCGGCCATACAAGTGTTTGAATTGCCTGGCATGATACAATGTGCAGAATGGCAACACAACAACACACCCATACAAGGACAAATCCGTGTGCTGAAAGATATTGTGAATTCTATTGATAAAACCGTCACAACACACTCACAAAAATCATCTGAAATATATTATAGTGTAGAAAACAACACTATAGGTGAAGCGGCATTGATGGCAATACAAGATCATGGCGAAGAAAATATCAAAGGCTTGTTTGTGTCAGAGCCAATCAAAAGAGGACATGTGCGTAGATTTAGAAAAGGCTTCAACACCACACACAAAGCCAAAATATCAGCATGTGCAAAACTCAAAGAATACATTGAAAATGACAAAATGACACTATCAAGTAAAAATTTGATATCAGAACTAAAAACATTTGTGGCGGCAGGGCAATCATTTTCAGCAAAACCAGGCGAGCATGACGATCTTGTGAGTGCAACACTATTGATATGCAGAATGGTCAATGTGATTGCTGGATGGGATCAGAAGCTGTACACCAGATTAAAAGACAATATTGAGGATGAAATAGCACCAATGCCAATTTTTGTTGTAACTTAAAAGCGATAAATACAAGAACATGAACACCAGTGAAGAATTATTCAATCAATTAAGGTCAAAATTCTCAGATTTAACCATGGGCAATGCAGACGCAGAGTCTACAACTGACCCAAAGGATGCACAATTTTACTCATTTGAGTACAAAGATCATCCTGTGAGCGTGGCACTAGGCGAAAAAGAATTGAGTGTGTACTATTCACGTTCAATGACAGAAAATCAACCAATGTCAGACAAAACTGAATGGTATGAATTTATACAAGAAATAAGAAAATTTGCAAAAGCAAGGAATTTAGGCTTTGATGTGCGTGATATTAGCAAGTCTAACTTGGAGAAAAAAGACTATAAATACCTTGCACAAAACAAAATTGCAGAAAGTAGACGTATGTGGGGCACAACTAAAACATCATATCATCCTTTGCAGACTGCTAAAGTTATCATCAAACATTCAAAAGCAGTTGACGAAGAACAACGTGGTGCAAGATCAAGAAACATCAAAGCAATTTTCATACAAAACGAAGAAGGTGAAAGATTCAAATTTCCTATGGTGCACTTAGAAGGTGCAAGAGCAATGGCAAGACATGTTGCTAATGGTGGCTTACCATATGATGACTTTGGCAAGTACATACAAGAACAAAGCATGAACCTTGCAAAACTGAGAGGTTTTAGCAGATACATTAACAGAAACGATCTACTTAACACATCAAATGATAGAATTGCTGAAGTCACAGGACAAAAAATTGACAATATAAAATCAACAATACACAAACTTACTACACAAAAAGGCTATGAAGTAATCAAAGATTCATGGCAACAAACACAAGCAGTTGAAATGACTGAAGAAGAAATTGCAGACTACAAAGACAAATTAACCAAAAAAACTTTTGATGAATCAATGCTTGAAGTACTGCCAATCATACATCAAGCAATCAAAGAAGCAGACAAAGATGCAATGCAACAAGGTGATGATGAAACATCTTCTGCACAAAAGAACAAAGCATATGTTGATACTTGGTTGAAAGGCAACAACAGACTTATCCTAAAGCCAAACGATGCGGCTGACAACATGTTATCAAGAACAAAGTTCAAAGACAAGAATATTATGATTGCTTCAATCCTTAGAGATATTGCAACTAGATTTTTGCCACAAGATGATGAAGCAATGAGATTGAATAACTTTGCGGCGGATATGGATTCAGAAATACAACAACAAGGTGAACTGTTTGTGACACCAAAAAAAGATTATCCACAGCTCAAACAAACTGCAATACAGTTAGTCAAAAGATACATCGATGATCTTAAACAAATGAAAGCAGATCCAAAGTACAAAGACGCTGTGAGAATTGACCCACAAGAACTTAAAAAGTACAAAAACATCAAAGGACAAGAAGTAGGCAAAAAAGATTTAGGCTACAAAAGGAAGTACAAAGAAGAAGGTGCTTTTGAATCATGGGCAGATGATATCACTAAAGAATATGATGAAACCAAACAAACAAATGAAGGCACTTGGAAAGCACCAAAGACAGCCGAAGACTTTAGAGCAATTACAAAACTGATGAAAGAACCAATTCCAGTTGGTGTTGATGGTGACAATGCACAAGGCATCATGTATGATCACATTGGCGACGACAGTTTGTTTGATGATCTATATGAGCTATCACAACGCAAAGGTGCTGAAGCAGATGCAAGACCAGTAATCAAAAAGTATGCTGAAATGTTTATGCGATCAGCAGAAATGGGTGTTGCCAAAGAAGGCATGCTAGGCTTTATGGCTCCTGGCAAAAATCCACAACCAAAATACAAAGACAAAGATAACAGAGTTGGTGTAAAAACTTTTGATAAACCAAAAGACGCCAAAGAACCTCATTTCAAAAAAGATAAAAAAACCAAAGAAGACAAAGATGAAGAAGGTCAAGTATTTAGAGTCGGCAACATCAAATATGATACTGACATGGATGCTTCACAGTTACCATCTGAACTATCTGTAAAGGTACCAAAAGAACTTTTAGGTTCATATGAAGAAACAGAAGATTTTATAAGTAATTTTATTAGTGATAAAACTGGATTTACACATAAAGGCTTTGATACTAAACCAGAAATTATGGACGTATTAGAAAATAAAGAAAAATCAAAGTATCCACTAGAAGATACAGATAATACTGGTATACCAGAAGCTCCTAAAAATTCAAAAAAACCATTTAAACATTTTAGTGATATTGTAGACGCAATAAAAGAAGCCGGTGATGAAAAAATGAAACATGAGAAAAGAGGTGATGAACGTTATCAATACCTACAAGATTTTCTTAAACTAGAAAAAAAGCCAAAAAAAACTCAAGCAGACAAAGATAAAATGAAAGAGTTGAAACGTAAGATGGCTGATCTTTCTGCCTAAACATTTAACCTAAAAAAATAGTTGACCTTATAACTAATGTATAGTAATATAATGTATTACTAATAGGCAAACAGGCATTTAGGAGGCTCAATTATGGCAACATTAGCAGAAATCCGTGCAAAACTTAAAGCACAAGATACTAAGTCATCAGGAACAGGCGGTTTCGGAGGTGACAACGCAATTTACCCACATTGGAACATAGCAGAAGGTACTGAAGCAGTATTACGTTTCTTACCAGACAAAGATCCAAACAACACATTCTTTTGGGTAGAGCGAGCAATGATTAAACTACCATTCAATTCAGTGAAAGGTGAATCCACAGGATCTGTACAAGTACAAGTACCATGTATGGAAATGTGGGGAGAACCATGCAACATACTTGCAGAAGTAAGAGGTTGGTTCAAAGACAAGTCGCTGGAAGACATGGGTAGAAAATATTGGAAGAAACGTTCTTATATTTTCCAAGGTTTTGTGAATGAATCACCATTGCAAGAAGATACCACACCAGAAAATCCAATTAGAAGATTTATTATTGGACCACAAATTTTCAACATTATCAAAGGTGCATTGTTAGATCCAGAAATGGACAACATGCCAACTGATTTTGACAAAGGTGTAGACTTTAGAATTAATAAATCTTCTAAAGGTGGTTATGCAGATTATTCAACTTCAAAGTGGAGTAGAAGAGAATCAGCACTTACACCAGAGCAAAAACAAGCAATCGACACACATGGATTGTTTAACTTGAATGATTTCCTTCCGAAGAAACCAACTGAAGTTGAACAAAAAGTGATGAAAGAAATGTTTGAAGCATCAGTAGATGGACAACCATATGATCCAGACAGATGGAGTCAATACTTTAGACCCGCTGGCATGGCTCAGAAAACAGGTGATCCAGTAAGTACAACAGTGGCACCACAACCAGCACCAGCAATGGAGGCAACAGCGGCACCAGTAGCACCACAAACTGCACCTGAACCTGCTCCAGCACCAGAACCAGTTGCAACTGCTACACCAGAGCCAGCACCAACACCAGCTGGCAACGAAAACAAAGCAGAAGAAATACTTGCAATGATTCGTGCAAGACAACAAAAATAGGAGAGGTGATACATGGTTAAACCATTTGATATTTCAAAATTTAGAAAAGATATCACCAAATCAATAGATGGTCTTGGGATCGGTTTTAACGATCCCACAGACTGGATTTCAACAGGCAACTATGCATTGAACTATTTGATATCTGGTGATTTTTACAAAGGTATTCCACTAGGCAAAGTCACAGTACTTGCAGGTGAGTCAGGCTCTGGCAAGAGTTTTATTGCATCAGGCAATGTGGTAAGGCACGCACAAGAACAAGGTATTTTTGTGGTATTGATTGATTCAGAAAATGCACTAGACGAAAAATGGCTACAAGCACTAAACGTAGACACTTCACCTGACAAATTATTAAGACTGAGTTTGAGCATGATTGATGATGTTGCAAAAACAATATCAACATTCATGAAGCAATACAAATCAGACTATACAGAAGAATCAACTGACAAACCAAAAGTGTTGTTTGTGTTAGACTCATTGGGTATGTTGTTGACACCAACTGATGTTGATCAGTTTGACAAAGGTGACATGAAAGGTGATTTAGGTCGAAAGCCTAAGGCACTCACAGCACTGGTAAGAAATTGTGTCAACATGTTTGGTTCACACAACATTGGTATGTTAGCAACCAATCACACTTATGCATCACAAGACATGTTTGACCCTGATGATAAGATATCAGGCGGACAAGGATTCATTTATGCATCATCAATTGTAATTGCAATGAAGAAACTTAAACTGAAAGAAGATGAAGCAGGCAATAAAGTAAGTGATGTGCGTGGTATAAGAGCGGCTTGTAAAGTTATGAAAACAAGATACGCAAAACCATTTGAAGGTGTGCAAATAAAAATACCATATGAAACTGGTATGGACCCATACAGTGGATTGGTAGACTTATTTGAAAAGAAAGGCCTATTGACACAACAAGGAAATCGTTTAAAATATATTGATAAGAATGGTAAAGAATACTTGGATTATCGTAAACAATGGACAGGCGAAAAACTTGATATGATCATGCATGAAATAAGCAATTTGATTGTGCCAGAAAATGAGATAGATGAGGTAAGTACTGTCAACGAACCAGAAGGAGAATAATTTTGGATACAGTTGAAGCACCCGTACTATCAGAACTTTGGGAAATATTCGAAAAGAAAATACCCAAAGATAAAGATTTAGTGGCAATGCGTTTTGTTAACTTCCTCATTGAACAAGGAGTCGAAGAGCAAACACTCAGAGACTTACAACATGAACTTGGCGATGACCCATTATCAACTGCGATCGACGAAGCATTAGAAGAAAACGTTGACCGTGCTGAAGATGAGGAAGATGATGACTGGTACTAATTGGTACTCTGATATAGTAAAATCATTAGCAAATATTCCACCTGCAATAGCACACTATGAATCTGAGCTTGAACAAGCAAGACGTGAAGTTGGTTTGCATGGCAGACTCGAAAAAGCGGCATCTACCTTGCCTGGCATTGTAGAGCAACGCTTTGGTCAATTGCAAGAAATAGAAGCAATACTCACACACTTGAATCGTGAACTACGCAGACTGAGAACTAAGCACTACAAGATATATCTAGAAAATTATCAAAGAGCTTTGTCATCAAGAGATGTAGAAAAATATGTAGATGGTGAAGATGAAGTTTGTGACTACGAAGCAATTGTAAATGAATGGGCATTGTTGAGAAACAAATGGTTGGGCATACTAAAAGGTCTTGATCAAAAGCAATGGCAAATAACCAACATCACAAAACTGCGAGTGGCAGGCATGGAAGACGCAGATATCAAATGACCAAAGGCATCACTGCTGGTTGTTTTGATTTACTACATGCAGGACATTGTATGATGTTGGAAGAAGCAAGATCGCATTGTGATCATCTTACTGTGTTATTGCAAACAGATCCTTCAATTGACAGACCTGATACCAAAGAATCACCAACTCAGTCATTACCAGAACGTGAAATACAACTCAAAGCCATACGTTGGGTTGATGATGTTAGGATATACCAAACAGAACGTGAGCTGGTTGAACTGTTGACACTTCTTAAACCAGACGTTAGAATTATAGGAGCAGACTACAAAGATAAACCATTTACAGGAGATGACTTACCAATAGAAGTAGTGTATAATAGTAGAGATCATGCTTTCAGTACCACAGAACTTAAACAACGCATCAGGGGTGTGTCAAGACCGATTACACATACTAAAACATCTGTTGGTAAAACATTTGAAGAACAAGTTGATGAACAATACAAGGATATGAATTTTATGAATTACGTTTACAAAGGCAATGTATGAGAATAGGTTTTGCATGTAAGTATGTGCATCCAGACAGGACACTCAAACCTAAACTGTTGAAAGAACAAGAACAACCTCTTAATTGCAGAGCAACTACGGTGCGTTGGCTCAATGAACAACACCCAGATGATGCAGAAGAACGACTATGGAAATTGATGGAACATAACATAGAATCGATCTATCAATTGATTGGCTATGTGAGTACGTTGCCAGAACCATTGCGAATGATCCGTATTTCATCACCTATACTGCCAGTGGCTACAGAAGCAACATGGAAGTATTTTTGGTCAGATCATAGTGTGATTTCATACTGTGAAAAGAACTTTATGCGTTGTGGTAATCTTGCAAGAGACAAAGGTGTGAGACTGAGTATGCATCCTGGTCAATTCACTGTGTTGGCATCAGACAATCCAGAGATTGTAGAACGTTCGATTGAAGAATTTGAGTATCACGTGAACATGGCTCGATGGATGGGTTATGGTCGTGAGTTTCAAGACTTTAAGATCAATGTACACATATCAGGCCGCAAAGGTCCACAAGGTATTATTGACGTGATGCGTAGACTTACACCAGAGGCACGCAACACAATTACCATCGAAAATGACGAAATGAAATGGGGACTAGAACATTCTCTTGAACTTGAAAAAACCTGTGCATTGGTGCTGGACATACATCACCATTGGGTAGCCACAGGCGAGTACATTGATGCTAATGATG